ATCAGCCTTTTCACTGGGTACGGCCCACTCTCCATAACTTTGGTCAGGAAATTCTCGATACACCCAGATAGTCCCATGATCATCTACCCTAGCCCAAAGCATAAACCAATTACGTGCTCCGGCAGGATCAGCAACCATGTAGTTTGTGCCTTCTGGAGCAACATCCGTCACTTTATCATGGAAGATGTTTACGTCTCCAAACATGGGAAACTGACTGCCAGCCGTTTGTTCCGCCCAACCATAAGCACGAATCTTAATGTCATGTGTGCTTCTGCTCTTGAGTGTTTGTTTCATGCGCTCCCAGTTGTTGTAGGGATTAAGCTTTGAGTGAAACCAAATGCATCCATGTTTTCCATATACGCTCTCAGCGGTATATGGCATGTGTCCCTTTGGCACGCCAATCACGTTGTTATTTGGTAGTAGTTCGGATTCCTTCCAGGTCTTAATTTTGCTGGTAGAAATAAACTCCTTAACTGTCTGCGTGTATCCTAAGATTGGCGTAAAGGTGACGATCAACTTCCCGTTTCTTGTCACTAAGCGATAGCGCAATGTCTCCAGCCAATCTGAGGGCACTAATTCGTCGCACCAAACAAAGTCCACCTCGCCACCTTCTACCACTTTAATATCCTGGCTATAGTTCAAAAACCAAATCTGGTTGCCCTGATAAACCGCAGTGTTATCCGAAAACCCGTTCTTTTGCGTCCAACTAAGCTGTGTGTGTTTGCTGCGCTTGGCCTCTTTAAGCTCCTTGGGCAGATACTTCTGAAACACGTTTTGCTGCATGCTTACACTTGTCATGTGAGTCGTGTGTAAACACCAGATGTTGATGCCGCGCTTTTGAGTTTTTTCCCGAACCCACGGCGGCATATTCCCAGATAAATCTGTTCCCACAAACGCTTGTGCTATCCTCTTAGCGGCATACTCAGTCTTTCCCGCTCGGTTCCCCCCAAGAATAAGCAACTCGTTGTGCGTGTTTAAAATGCCATCAGCGTCAGGCCATGCTTGCAGCTCTGTTCCATATCGGTAGGGATCATCCTGTTCAACCTTGATTCTATTCTCCCTAAGCAAAAACAAACGCATTGTTTCTTCTGGGCCAACATTCTGGATCATTGCCAACCTTTGCTCTGTCGTAGGAGCTTGCATTAGAGGATGTTCCTGCAAGGGAAATTTGAGCAGTTTTTCTATCAATTTTTCGTGCTGAACTGTTGACATGGTAGTTGTTTTTCTGTACTTTTCTCTCGCAGGCCAATCATAGGTCTGCCGTGTATGCACTGAGATAACACCTGAAAGACGGACTCACTGCTGAAGACAATAGTTCTGGGGATTCCTCTTACCCCAGATTAAAAATGGTTGGTGTTCAAGAACCTGCCAGTACTACACAGTCGTCCACGATAGAGACTAAAGCCTGGTTGAATGGGTAGCTATGGGCTAGAATTGTGATGCGAAACAACGGATGATACTTTATACGGATCGTTGCTTTAAGCTAGTACACTCCCAAGATAAGCAGTGATGCTGAGTCTTGGGGGTACTATGCTCACTTGAAATCCTCATTACCGGATTGTTGTTTTACTAGAGAGAGAGAATAGCTACCGCCAGTGAGAGCAACGGCAGTTGCTCGAGAGCGGAGCGCAGCGCAGCGGCTAGTAGCTACTAAAGCAACTAAGTTAAGTACAACTAACTTAAACACGCTAGATTGTAAGATGGATGTCATATTAAGTTAAACTCTCTTCAAATATAACTCACCATTTTTAACCTTTATGATTTGGCCTAAGCGCAAACTACTGCCCTTTAAGCCAACCCAAACACGTCCCTTATCAGTGTCAACCCACTTATAATTAGCGTGGATCTTCATAACTTTGCATTCCACCACAGGGCAATGCTGTGGCAGCAACCCTTCATAAGCGTCACTAACAGGCTGTTGCGGCTCGGCATTAGGCTCTTTAAGCTCAATGCGTAGACCCTTATCATCAAGAACAAGACTAGCATATTGTGGCTTATCTTTTGGCTCACTAAGCAACTGTGGCTTAACTTCACCAAGAAAGCCCTTACGGAACACAACCTTAGTGCCATACCGGATTTTGCGCTGCACATAATCAACGCCCTCCACATAGTTGGCTAAGTCATATGCTGCGCCGTCTCGCGCTTTAACCAGCTTGTCGCTTACTGTGAATACGTGTTTTTCACTCATGATTTATTATAGTTGTTTGTCTGACGGCTATGTTTATAGCGCGAATTAAGTGGTCAGCCTAGCTGCGTTGGCCCATTTGGCAATAAAAAATCTGGGTGGGGTGATGCGTTGGCGATTCACCGCTAGCTTCTGTTGCAACCCCCTCCCCCCCTTTGCATATGTTCTAATGATACGAACCGCGCCGATGATATGAATGAACATGGCACACATTACAGAGAAAGGTGCGACACGTTTAATGATAAGAAGCGGCGTTGTGATGATAAGAAGCGCATTGAATATGATGCTTGGACACGTTAACGCATTCGCCTTGCCTTATCTCCCTTTGCTACTCGCTACCATCGTCGCTACATCTGCACAGCAAAAAGGCCACCCCTTGTGAGGGTGACCCTTGCTTTACTGTGCTAGTGCTTTGCTAGTCCATCCAGCCTAGCAACCAGCCAATTCCCCAAAGCCCAATAATTGGAAGAATGATGATGCCTAGTAATATGAGTTTGATTGTCATTTGTTGATGTAGATTAGAAACGCCATAATGATGGGAGTGTAGACAAAGAGCAGGAGGAGATCGGTTATCATGTTAGATATAGCTAATAAACACCACAGTGCAGCTTCCAGTCGGTCGGAGAACTATCATATCCCCATACTCTTCACGCTTGCACCTTACGCCTTCTAGGCCTAATGCTTTTTTTACCCTGCGCACTACGTTGGAAGGTGTCGCGCTGACTTCTCCTCGCCTTACCCAAGAGTAGTTTGCTTCGCCGCCGAAGGTGTCTGTATATTCGTAATTATAATTTTCCATTTTTCTTTTTTTGTAAGTGTCAAAAAATGCTTTCCAGTTCATTTTCTTTGTAGTTTGCTGAGTTTAGACGCTTTCTGTTTCCGTTTCCAAGAGTGTCACTTGAATGTCTTCAATCCAATACTCTGCGAGCTCTCTCCAATCTATGCGAGCAACTGCGCCGCCGATTAGGTCGGAGAGTAGGCCGCTTTGCTCTATAGGGTGGAGCTCGTGGAAAAGCTCTTCTAGTTGCTTTGCTAAGGCGTATTGCGCCTCTTCTTTAGTGTCCGCCTCAATCTCTTCAATAGGGCATTCACTCCACCAAAGGTTTACTAGCCACGTTTCACGATTGCTCCACCCGTTGCATTTTGTTTCTTCCATGCGTCTTGCATGATCCTTATCCGCTTGTTCACTTTGTGCAGTGCTCACAAGTCTCTTAAGCTCATTGAGTAGTATAGGGCGAATGCTTTCAGGTAGGTTGCAAGCAAGCGCGCTGTAAGACGCTTGGATTGCTTTGTTTATGTCGATTAATGGTATGTACATGATCTGTCGTTTTTTAGGTATAAGTAGGGAAGTGGAATACTCCCCCGTAGAGAGAATCGGCAAAAGTAGCAGGGAAGTATAGCTTTTTTTCAAAGAATTTTTACCTTATCACCGAAGCGATTAATTTATTAATATAACCATCACCACTAATACAACCGACTTTAACAGATAAACATATTATTGATTATTATGATAGAGCTAACCACTTTAGCAATAAAAAGCCTAGGCCGTTACCAGCCCAGGCATCCTATTTTTCCCCACAAAAATCAGAATTTCTACACAAAAATCAAAACTTGAAATGCTGTACGAAAATCAGAATTTGTGTAAATGGTTTAACTTTTGATTATGTTCCCCACTGTTGCGCCATTGCATTAGCAATGCCTTGATATGTTTTGCTTCTGATTTTCCAGCGATCTTTGCTAGGGCCAAGCTTGTTTTGACCGCTTGCGGTTTGATTTGCCCATCTACCAGTCTCTGGTAATGAAAGTATATTACTAGGTTGCAATAGCGGAAGTCCTTTTAACCATAGACAAGTTTTCTTGCTCGCGTTATCACCAAACATCCAAGGCTGAATAATCTGATCCGGATTTCTTATTCGTGTGCTAATTACTGAAACAGGATTCTCTAAAGCTATTCTTGGTATATCAGCGTTGAGTAACAACTGCACAAACTCAAGTGCATCCTCAGTTAATTGTGGATCTCGTAACCCTCTTTTTGTCCAGTGCATCCCACTAACTGACAGGTATGTACATGGAGGGTGTGCTATCATCATGTCCCATTTTTTGTCCAAAATATCTAAAACATCACCTTGATAATGTTGGCCAGGTGATTCTGTTGGCAGTAGATCGCAAGACCAAGCATCATGCCCTAAAACAGCAAAAGCATCCCGTACAGTGCCGCTATACTCACAGGCGATTAAAACTTTCATTGCTCAACTTCCTCCTCAACTTCTTCTTCTATCCTTGTGATAACCACCAAATAACGAGCACCATCAAGTTCACCGCTATTTAATCCCACATCAACTTTAAACTCACGAAGTCCCTTATCGTGCATCATCTCACACAAGGCTCCTACTGCATTAACTGCATTTATCTTATTCATTCCTTTGTTTGTTGTGCGCTGGCAAATATGTTGTTGATCTCCATAGGCTGATGCAGATGCACATGTTGATGCAGCGTTTCTGGCCCAGCAGACTTGTCCATAATGGCCAGCTTGTCTATGGATATGGCCATAGCCAGCACAGCATCCTTATCACTCATCTCATGCAACCGTTCAAGAACGCGCTCAGTAGCCCCGTCAGCTACCCTCTGTAGCTTTTCCTTGATGGAGAGCTTGAACATCTGATTACGAAACTGTGAATCATGATCAAGCAGTGATTGTTTTACACTGTTTACGGTATCTTTGCTCACCCCCATAGCATCAGATATAGCACGCAGAGACATCCCCTTGCAGTACATGTCCACGATCTGTTTCTTCTGCTCATCGCTTACGGAAGCTAGCGCACCGCCAGCATTAACCTTCTCGATATGTTCGAAATTTGGCACATGGTCAGCGATCCGGACATTGGCTAGTCCGGCTAGCTGCCGTGCTCTAGCCTCAGGGTTCTTGTATGTTGGTGGTTTGCGTTTAGGTTTGGGTTTCATTCTATTTCTTGGATACCTCCCATGTTTTCGGGTTCTCCGGCGGTAATGCTGACCAATTCACCGAAAGCAGACTCGCGGATAGCCTGGAGTTGCAGGTGTAGCTTATCTGCGCGGAAAGCAATCTTAAGATGAAATGCACGTTCCTTTTCGAGGATGGCGCGTGTTTCTGCTAACTCGGCTTTAAGTCGGTCAATCTCACGCTCGGCCTCAAGTAGGATAATCTCTGTTGCTACGGTTTCTTCTGATGCATTGTGCATATCGCCTCCATTTATCCAGTGGTCTGGATCTAAATAATAATCATTCATTCTGTCTCCTCCCATTTGCCCAGCGTCCTGAGAAACGCCTCTGCGCGTTCGCGGGCTGTTGCGTTGTGTGCGTTAAATATTTCTCCAACTTTCTTTACGTTTACCACTTCAAATAAATACCCTAAATAGTTATGTCTGAGTTCTTTTGGTAATCCTGCAATAGCCTCATGCATTGCGTTGAGGTCTTTGCAGTAGTCGCGCAGTTCGGGTGATGTCCAATCAATCCCATTGGCCGTCCACATGTAAACGCCATCTTCTTTGCGCCACCCACACGCTTTAGCGATGGCCGCGTTAATCTGTTCGTTGGTCATTTGTTTTTCTCCTCCTCTTGCTCAAGAGCCCTATATAGTTCGCCAACTTTTGCATCGTGATATGCAATAAGTAGCCGCAATACACACATTAGCGTGGTGTCTTCTTCCGATTTAGCAAAATCCTCTACGTAAGAGGCAATTTGGCTCAACATTATACTGTGATTTTCGTTATTCATATTTTAAGCATCAAGAAATGATGCAGTTCTCCCGTTGAATTTCAATGTTGTCTGTACTCCACAAGGGCCATTACGCTGATATGGAATGCCGATTGTGCGAGTTTCGCCAGCTTCCTCGTCCATCTTAATGGCCATGATACACGTTGCATCCTGTTGGATGGCCCGTGACTCACGCGCCTTACCCTGCTCGTTAAGCTGGGTGATGCCGATTACCAAGCACTTCAACTCAAGGCCAAGCAGCCGCAACCCACGGCTAACCTCGGCAACCTCGCGTTCACGAGTGCCTTCACGGCCTAGCTCGCATCGGACTAGCTGAATGTAGTCCACAAGGAGGATCTTGAGGCCACCTTCAGACTTAGCCATAGCGCGGGCTGTGGCAATGATGCTGGCAATGTCGTGCAGGTCGTCGCGGATAACGATATTCGTGTTGCTCAGGATGCTCAGAGCTTTTTGGACTCCTCGCATCTGAGGCTCCAGCTTAATTCCCTCAGATAAACTGCGAAGGCAGATGTTGCCAATCTTAGCCACCATCCGGTCAATGATTTGGCTGGCTGGCATTTCCAGCGATACTACAAGTATTCCTGGTTTCATTGTTTTTTAGCAGCAGCTAATTCCAACTTCAACTTGATGATCTCTTGCTCTAAGTCGCAGATCTTCTGCTTTAATTCCTTAAGTACTTTTAGGTTTGCCATTGTTTTTTGTTACTTCTTTTGAGTTATATTTTCTTTGTCCTGTGTACGGTACACACGTTAGGTCTACTCTAATTATGTCGGTAGATTGATTAATGGGAAGTCTGGACATATCTTCCAGAAACTCCATGCAGGTTTCCTTGTCTCCAATAAGCACTACGTCTTGGGTGATCTTAGGGCGCGGAAGCTTAACGCTATCGTCAATTACTTCCGTGCGCCTAAGTACTGCATACGCTTTTCCGATTTTACGCGCCATTACCAAGAGCGAGGCAAAATTAGCTTCATCTCCGGCAACCCAGGCCAAACGTCCTCACTTTGGCACTTCTTGAAGTAGGTCAAGTCTTCTTCAATTCGCTCATTAGCCTGCTCTAGCAATTCGGTAGAACAACGCATGAACTGCACCAAGTGTGGAGCCTCGGTATCAACTACGAGGAACCAAAATGCTGGCATCTCCTCAAGGTTCATTGCGATCTTTGCCCCGCGCTGATACCACGCCGCCTGAACGTCATAGCGGAAGCGATAGAAACTGCTATCGAAGTTCCGAATGTCATTGGTTGTCTTCAAGTCGATGATTGCTAGCTCACCGTTGATCTCACCGATAAGATCGGGTCTGCCTTTGCAATGAATGCCTTTGCGCTGCCAAAACAGCGACATTTCTACGTCATCGTTAAAGTCAGCTTTTACTTTACCTAGCAGTGGCAGTGCAGACTCATAGCAACCCTTGATCACTGCCGCTTCCTCATCGTTAATGATAGTCAGTCCGATGTTCTCTTCACAGAAGGCTTGCCACTCGGCCTTGCCATCCTTAGTGCGACGATCAACCTGCGGGCCAACTGCAAACTCCTTACGC